TGGACCAAAGCTTCCTTCGAGAACGAGTTCGTTTACTTTACCACCATCGAGAGTACCAGTTGTGCCTATTCGGAAATATGCTTGATTTAATCGATTCATTATAGTGGTTAAACTCTTCGCTTTAAAGGTGTGTGCTTCGTCACCTACAATCATTCCATAAGATCTGAACCAATCAAGAGGTAGTTTAATTGCACTCTGCCACGTGGTGATTACAATACTTGATTCAATGTTATGCTTTTCTTTACCTGAATATATTTTATGTACATCTTCGTCTACATCAAATTCATCATCAGATCCAGAGTAATCTGCAAAATCTTTCGTCATTTGCTCAACCAAAGATGTAGTAGGAACTACGATCAGTACCTTCTTATCCATATCTTTACTTAAGAAATATCGTGAAAGCATGTATATAATAAGAGATTTACCAGATCCAGTCGGTGATAGTAAAATAGCTCTCTGTGATTTCGTAGCCTTTTTAAATGCGTCAACCTGATAGTCACGCGCTTCAATCTTTTCACCATTTAATGATAACGGTAGAGATCCAATAAACTCATCTAACTCTTCGTCAGTAGCACTTAATGTTGGTTTTATTTTAGGATCTACTATAGTTTTATACTTACGTGCTCGAGCAAACTCATCTACTCTGCCTAAAAGCCCAAACGGTATTTGCTGAGATCGCATATCAAATAGTCTAAGCTTTCCATCCCACATTTTATTACGATATGCAGGCATGAACTTATATCCCTCAACGAAGAACGTAAAGTATTCACTCAACTCTCTTAGTAGTCCAGAATCTTCCGACTCTATAACTAAGTGAGCTTCGTCTTTTTTCCTAATATTAATCATTATACACCAGAAGTAAACTTCTTGAAATCTAAAATATTCTTTATGTGACCATGTCTCCACCGAATATTGTTCATGATTTCTTCAAGAGTTTCTACTACTGCTTTTTGGTATTCGATCTTACTCGTTATTCGAACTATATCTTCGTCAGTCTTATAGTACATATCCATATCTGACTTCAGTGGTTTAGTCATACCGTCAAATGGATCATACTTCCAAGATCGTTCATCAATTTGCTCCTTTGACATTTTACCATTATAGTAAAGCCACTTCTCTTTACGAACTTTATCTAGCTCCATTTCATTTCTCTTTAATTGAAGCTTTGCTAAAGAAAAAAGTTCAAGGTATTTAGAATGCAATTTAGCAGACTTTACCGTTTCTGAATCAAGGTTAAGATCATCAATCTTAACGTCTTCACCCCACATTTTTAGTATATCATCAAGTATCATAGTATAGAATTATTTATAGTTTAAATTTTATCGAATTATTTCAAAACGGTCATATCTAATAGATACAGTACTTTGTAAGTATTCAATTGTATCAACTTGAGTACTGAACTCAACTCCTCCTAAAGAGGTTGGCATTGCGCCAATAAACCTAATTTGTTTATTTAAATTGTTATGGCTTGTTAAGATTGACAATATAAGATCGTATTTTGTCGGAACATTTTCCTCAGCATTTGATTGAATCCAATCGAATACTTCGTTATAGTTTTTCATATCTTCGTCAAGCACAAATGTCATATCAAGAGGATCATATACAACCTGATCACCTGGAGCAAACCCCTGGTAATTCCTAAAATCAGTTGCCACTTCTGATAAAGAAACTGTTGGAAGACTGACAGCGCTAATGAAGTATTCTAAATTCGAAAATTTAGGTGATTCAATTGTTACTCTAAACCCTGTAGGGGAGAGCATATTAAAGTTATCTGTTAGTTGTGTCATACATGTATTTATACAAAAAAAGTGGAGGTCCCGAAAGACCTCCACTTAAGAAGTTTTAATACTTAGTAAGTATTACTCGCCAATGTTGATATTGGATACAGTGAAGTTACGGAAGTATTCGTTACTGTTGTTAGATCCGATACCGTCAGCAGTGCCAACGAATGGATTTTGTTGCATGCCGTAACGAGTCTTGAAAGCCATCTTCGGTTGGAAGGTGTTTTCGTCAACTGCACGTACCATAGTGAGTGGTACATATGGGCAGTAGAACATACCAGCATCGTATGGATTAGATCCACGGAAGCCAACTGTTACGTATTCTGTAGTAGCATATGGATCAACATATACTTTCATGCGACCATTGATTACACCTGCGAATGTGTTTCCAGTGTCATCTACATTGAGATTAGCTGAAAGAGCTGGTGTGTAATCAAGAGAACCGGCAGCGGCAAGAGCCGAAGCGATAGCGCTTGAACAGATGATGAAGTTACCTTTACCGCGACGAGTTCCTTTAGCAATTCTATTTGCTTCAAGCTCGATTTGGAATAGAAGGCTCTTGAACTTTTCAACTGCCCAACGACCATCAGCGTCAACCTTAAGGTCGAAGTCGTTTTCAGTACCAGATGTTACACTAACAGGAGCATCGATTGCAACTGCGTTGATTGATTGAATAACTTCGCGATTGATTTCAGCAAGGATTTCAGTCGAGAGAATGTTAGCAAGCTCAGACTCAGCATCCAAATTGTGGATAGCTTTAAGATCTTGAGCAAGCTCCATTGTGTATTCAGCTTTAAGAGCACGTGTCTTAGCTGTAACAGTTTGCTTGTCGATTGTGAAACCCATATCGCCGAAGCCAGTACCAGATTTAGCCTCACCATCTGCAGTGGATACACCGGTACCAGTAGGATGTGTACCTTCACCGGAGAATGCTGTGTCAGCCTCATTGAAGAGAGCTTCGCTGTCACCAGTAGTGATCTTAGCATTAGTACCACCAGATGCGTCATCGTTGTAACGGCTCTTCATTGCAAAGATAAGACCAGTTGGTCCGCTCATTGGCTGAACACCGGCTACATCGTAGGCGATAAGGTTAGGCATTGCACGACGTACAAGCGAGATGAGAACTGGGTTAAAGTTGTCAACAGCAGCTGCGGTTTGATTGTTCTCTGTAAGAGAACCAAACTGAGCAGACTCTTCTTTAAGAGCGAGTTCAGTATTTTCAAGTAGCTTTGCTGTAACAGCCTTACGGTAGTTGTCTTGGATAGCGGGTGCATCAGCGTGCTCAAGCACGGGGCCCCACTTTTTGATATCATTTTCTGCGTTAAACATTTTTAATTTCTTTCTTTATATTGTTGTAAGTGTGGTAAATTATTTACCGTTGGGATTGTTTTCGTTAATTCGTGAAAGAGCAGAGAGATAGTTCTTCATATCTTTCGATATGTTTTCGTTAATATCTCCTTCGCCTTCTACGATTACTTCAGTTTCTGAATCTGAATCTTCTACGATCTCGGTCGATGTTGAAGAAAATGCAGATGATTTAATGGTTGCAACCTTTTCAGCAAAAGCTTCTTCGGATACAAATTCGACTTCTTCGGTAAGCGCTTTCAATTTTTCTACTTGAGTTGCAGCAAGATCTTTAGCGCTTTCTGAAATAATCTTCTCGCGAGTAAGAACCTCAAGCTTTTCAGAGAGGGTGCTTATTTCGCTAGTAGCTACTTCAAGATTTTCTTTCACTTCGGAAGCTTCTTTTTCGAGTTCGTCAAACAAATCTACTTTTGCTGTAGGTACTTCAATGTAACTTTCAACAAATAGATTTTTAAGAGAACTGATGAAACCTTCAGCGATTTCTGTACGAAGCTTTGAGTCAACCTCAATTTGATTTTCCTCAACCCATGATTCTACGACATAATTAAGATAGTCGTCAATCTTGGTAATAAGGCTTTCACGAATTTCAGTAACCTCTTCAACAAGGTTTTGCTCGTATGTTTCTTCTAAACGTGCTTTTTCAGCAACGATTTTCTGAGATACAGCTGCTTCGAATAGTACAGATGCTTTTGCTTTGAAGTCTTCTGTTAGATTTGCTTCAGCGGAAATAAGGAGATCGAGATCTTCTTGCTTTGCGCTTGGCTTAGTGTCAGCAGCTTTTTCAACTGATTTCACTGCATCTTCTTCATCAGTACCTTTTACTTTTTTAGGGTCGCCTTTACCTTTTGGTTGAGCAACAGCTTTTGGCTCTGATTTTTGAATATCTTTAGCAGACTTTTCTGCTTCAGCAGGACCATCTTTTACGATGATAGCATCTGCAGCATTACCAGTTGCCGTAGGCACTGGAGCTTGCTCTTCCATATCGTCTTCATCTTCATCTTCGTCTTCTTCTTCTACATCATCCTTTTTCTTTTTAGAATGATCCATTTCTTTTTTGGAAACAGCTTCGTCCATTTCTTCTTCTTCATCTTCGTCTTCCTCGTCGGACTCTTCATCCTCCATTTTCTTCTTAGATTTAGAAGCTTTCATGTAGCCTTCTTCCATTTCGTCTTCATCCTCGTCTTCCTCTTCTTCATCTTCTTCTTCTTTCTTAGATGATTTAGATTCTCCGAGAAGAACACTTCTAATTGCATCAGAATAGCTTTGTTCTTCAGTAACTTCTTCGGCAGTATCCTGCACAAGCTCCTGATCTTCAAGCAAAGCATCTTCAGTGATGTCTTCGATAATATCTTCTTGTGTATCTGACATTTATTTTACTTTCTTTTTAGATTAGAGTTTGGAGAGGAAATCTTGCCAAACATTTTCTTGCGCCTCAGAAAGGCGGTCTGAAGATACTTTTCTGATCTCTGTCTCATATTCTTCAATTTGTTGAGGCTTTAAAAGACCATTATCCCAAACCCATTCTACACCTTCCATAATACCTTCAACGAAGGCAGATGGTGCAGAGGGATCTTGAACAATGTCAACTGTATTAAGAATAAAATCATCCTTAACATATGTTTTGTTTTCTTTTCTCTCAACAGTACCCATACCACGACTTGAAACACCAAGCTTAACTCCACCTTCAACGAGACCTTTCACAATTTTACCCATCGGTGTGTCAAGGATTAGTGCTTTTCCAACAACATCATTACCTTCCCATTTAAGGTCAGTAATGCGGTGCGAAACTTTATCAAGGTTAATTTGTGGGCCTTCTGGGTGATTCAATTCACCAACGGCTCGACCACTTTTAACCTGCTCCTTCACATATTTAGCAGTTGCTTCTGCTAATACTTGTTTAGGATAAATTCTTTTATTGCGGTTTTCTTTCTCCGCTTGCATAAAAACGCCTTCGATGAAAACATTCTTTTCACCTTTATCGTTTGCTTCGGTAATATAATTTACCGACTCTAAATGTTCTGTAATTAATTTCATTAGTTAGTAAATCCTGTTAATGTAGCAGTTACAGTTGAACCACTAGTTGCTAACTTATCTCCCGCGGCTTTTTGACATACGACAGATTGACCTGCTCCTAAAGTAAATGTGGCTTTTGCTGCATCTGCAGATGTTGTCAATGTAATAGTTACGGTAGCATTCGATCCGTTTGTAATAAAAACATTTTTAGCACTGCCAATATTATCGGCAGTAGCGCTTAATGTTACTGCAGCTGCTAATGGTTCAATTGTCATATTAGTTTTCTTCTTCGGTTGTGTTAAAAGTTGTTGCTGTAAGACCTACCTTACGAACTTCAAGGGCATCTTTCAGCTTATCTTGAATTACTTGTTCGAAAGCTCTCTCGGAACCTTCTTTATCGTTTGTAATAATGTTATTAAATATATCTGATGCCTTCATAGTCTGTATTTATAATAATTGTGGTTTTAAAGATCTAAATCATCTTCATTTGGTTCATCGCTGCCTTCGTCCTCTATTTCTTTATCCAATCTTTCAATATCTTCATCTGATTGTTTTAAAATAGATTGGCGAAGGTATTTAGTAGATACATACTTACCTACCAAGTCTTCCATTTGAGAAGCCATATCCAATCTTTCCTTCATGATTTCAAACTCTTTTAGCTCAGCAAAGTAGTTGTCTTCAATAAAGTCAATATTAATCTTCTCTCCGATTTCTTTCCAATCGTTTTCAGTAATTACTCCTTTAAGAATAAGCTGAATCCGAAGTGCTTCAACCAATATATTTGAGAATTTCTTACGAATACGATCAATAAACTTTTGGAATTTAACTTCATCTCGTGATATTTCACTCGCTCTTCCAAGATTAAATGAGTCATCTGACTCAAGTCGTGTTAGAGGAACGTTTAGTGTTTTATATAACTTCTTTTGGAAAAATAGAATATCATCAATCTGTCCAAGATTTTCTCCACCTGGAAGAGTAGTAATCTCTGTACCTCTTCCTCCCTCTCTACGTGGAAGCCAAAAATCTTCTAGCATGGACATATGTCTACGATCATCTTTAATATCGCCTGTAGAAGCATCATAAACAAGCTTATTACGATACTTATTCATAATACCTTGTACATATTCTTCTGCTTTACCCTTTGGCAAATTACCTACATCAATATAAAAGATTCTCCTCTCGGGTGCACGTGAATAACGATACATCACCAGCGAATCTTCCATCATTCGAAGTTGATTAACAGGCTTCAGTGCTTTGTGTAAATATGATATTACTCGTTTTTGTGTAGCATCTAAAAGACCAGATGTTACATTAATAATTGCTTCTTTTGATATCTTAACTCCTGAAAGTCCTTCTCGTGATTTTCCTACAACACCAGCACCTGTTCCGCTATAGTCTTCTGAGTATACATAGTATTCATTAACTATCTTTTGCACAGTGGCGTCTGTCTTTGTATCAGTTATCTTTTTAACCTCCTTTACTTTTTTCATAAAGAGAGATTCAACAGGGCGTAACTCTAAAATTCCCCTTTTCGGATTCTTATCATCAATAATAACATGAAAATATATACGTCCGTCAACATACCATTTCTTAAAGAAAGATTCGCCTTGTTTATTAAACTTATAAAGCGATAGTACGTTATTAAATTCTTCAGTGATTGATTTTTTAATATTATCACCCTGATCTAAATCAGTCAGATCAAGTTTTGCTGGTGCACTTTGGTGTGCAGAAGCAATAGCAGCATCAACAATATCACTGATAGCCGAATCACATTCGGGTTGTTGAGATGCTTCTCTATATTTAACTATTAGATCTCTATCGCTCGAAGTGGCTGTACCGTCTAGATCTACGTATTGTCCATAGTATCCACCGGCTGCAACTGTTGATGCAACACCATCATCTTCTGGTTTTGGGGCAAAAGATACTACTTCTTTTTCCTTTTTATTTTCTTTTGAGCCTACCTTTTTAGTGATCTGATATCCAAATAATTCCATATATAATATTTATAATAAAAATCCCGCTGAGGTTTTTAAGCCCCAGCGGGATAGTTCATTTATTCTTATAAGTTAGCTTGTGGTATTGGACTCCCAATACTGATAAGCAAACTCAATTGTGAATTCTTCAATTGCATCATTAGCATCATAACTAAGATCAATAGCTGAGACATTCACTGGGAATGCTCCGCGAATTGCGTATTCTTTTGTTATGCTGTTTTGTCGATCAAGTTGTTGGACGATAAGGTCCGCTTGATATAACGATGGGTTTTTAACACCTACGTTATTGACATGCTCATTGATGCTATTCATCCAACTTTCGAATGCACTTCTTACATCTTGAGCATCCTCATTGTAAGCAGTGATTGTCCAGTTTTCGAATGTGCGGTCACCAGCAACTTTTAGCTGACGGCCACGAAATGGTACATCGATTTGAGCCACAACACTCGCAGGAAGCTGTGCTCCCTTACATGTGAATGATAGTAACTCTGTATCGAGACCAGCACCGACTGGTGGGTTATTAATAATAACCTTAAAGAGATTGGCGCGTGCGCCTCCTCCGATTAGTTTTGATTTAAATGAATCTACGTTAGCCATAATAGTTATTTCCTTTCTTTATTTATAATTATTTACCAACGATTTCAGAGAAATCAACTCCAGTGCGAGTAGCAATGAAATTAAGTGTAATGAAATTAATCGAACGTGCAGGTTTGATATAGATATCAGCAACAAATCGGTTAGTGTCAATCACTTCACCGGTATTATTGGTTTCATCACATACAACCAAGAAGTCAGTAATACCACGACGACCTTTAACATCCCGTAGGAAAGGCTCTGTCATATTTCTGAACATCGCTCGAGTGAATTCATCATTCAATTCGAAGAGTTGGTATTTAGCAGCTGTTGCAATCGCTTTTTCAAGAACGATAAACAATCTGCGAACATTAATGCGGTCAAAAGCGCTTGGCTTTGATTGTGCTGTCTTATCTCCAAAGAGTACGATACCTTGTCCAGGGAACGATACGATTGGATTTACACCAGCTTTATATAAACTGTCTCTTTCAGCTTTCTTAGGATTAAACGCAAGTTTAGTGACACCTAATAGACTTCCACGATTTAATCCAGCTGGTGAGAACCAAGGTTCTGCAATACCATCTGTCTTAGCGCAAAGACCAGCCATATGACCAGAAGCAGGAATAAACACATAATTATCAGCATACTTATTGTATACATATAATGCAGTTGAGTCAAACACTCCGTATGAACCTTCAATACCTCGTGGTAACGCGGCATGCGCTCCAAGAACTTGATTTAGTGGATCAGTACCTCCAGCAGATTCAACAATAGGAGGAGAAACAAATGCTACTGCATCTTTACGAGTAGAAGCAAGAGTCATTAGCTTATTTGCAATTACCATCGATGGATCATCTGTTGCGTCAACTTGTGCGAAGAGTAGATTTACATCTACTAATTCAGGATCAGCAAACTCATCTAAACCAGCCATGATATCTGCGTTAACAGCAACTCCAGGAGTAGCAACATCAGCACCTAAAGTGAATAGGAACGGTGTAGAACTACCTGCAACTTCTCGTGCGATATACATCCATTTGGAGTTAGAATTAACAACATCCATATAGTTGTTGTTCGAACCATTTGCAAGCTTAGCACCAGCTTCGGTGTCAAGGAAAGCAAACTTTTCAAGTTCTGAACCAGCAATACCTGTGATTTCTCCAAAGTTATCGTAAATGAATACGTGAACTTCAGTTCCTTCAGGAGCTGCATCAAATTCACCTTGAATAGCAGCTGGGGTATTTGGCCAAGATGCGGCGTCGATGATATATGCTCCTAGAGAGTTACCAAGATCGCCGGGATATTTAGCAAATAACTTACTAGGAAGAATGTTTGCGGCTGGGTCACCAGCTGGCATCATCGCTTCGAAGGCAGTTGTTGTTGGGATGTAATCAGCGCCTGTAAAAACACGCTCATCTTCATCGAATGCAAAATCACCAGGATTAAGATCATCAGCAACACTTGTAAATTTAAGTGCAGCGTCATCAGCTAAGGTTTGTGCTGAACTTAATGTTACTGTAGAAGTTCCTGAGTCAAAGCTACTCACTGTAACTGTTCCAACAATACCGGTTCCAGTTACAACCATACCTGCAGTAATAGTACCTTCAGAATTGCCGTCGATAACTAGAGCATTGCCAGTACCGTCTAAAGCACCATTTACACTAGCATTCACTACATTTTGAAAGCCAACAGCTACGTTAGCAATGTTATAATCTTGTCCGATGCTAGTAATATGTATAGCAACGATATCGTATTTAACTGTAAAGAAAAGACCAGGAATAAAAGCACCTGAAGCATCATATGCTACAAGACCAGTTTTATCACCAATCGCGGAAAACAATGTTGGATCAGCAACACCTGCACCTAGAGTATAATCTGCAGCAGTAAAGACAGTATTGACGGCAGCAGCCGCATTACCTACAGCAACAGTAAATGGCTCACTTGTAGTGTCATTACTTGTTGTGTAAACAGTAACTGAATCACCAGCATTTAGTTGACCAGTAGCTGCACCAGTTCCGGAAGGAGCTGTAACAATAGCGGTCGCTAGAGTATAAGTAACTGTAACGTCATTAGTTTGAGCGACTGTGAAATTAGCACCACCAGTATTTGTCTGAACATATAGATCTGCTGAAGCAGCAGAATCTTGGCCGTTAGTTACGGTCAAGGTACCAGCTCCATCAGAAGTAAACTCAACAGTTTCTCCAGTAGAAAGAGTAATAGTGTATGTTCCTGAATTTGCAATTTTAGTACCGCTGACATCATTGTCAGCAAGTGTAACTTTATATCCAAGAGAAGCTACAAGACTATCTGCAGATGCACCAATGTCGAAACGTGGTGCAATTACTGAACCAGAACCGGGTGTTTCACCGACTGGATCTTCCATTATTGAGAGTAGTTCATTTCCTGTAACGTCTGTGAACTCTCCTCCAACAGGAGCATTTGTGATTGCGATTCCTTCAATACCACCAAATGGTACTTCATGATCTCCGGCTCTAGCATTAAGCATAGTTCCAGAATTTCCGGCGCGAACGACCTTTAGTGCATTGCCATACTTCAAGAATGAAGCAGCAGTCAAGAAAGATTGTGTGTGTGCGGCGTCTGGTGTACCAAATTTACCAGCTAGTTCTTTTTCAGAACTGACTAGACCAATTTCGTTCACTGGACCCCACGTGAAATACCCAGAATATCCACCAATAGAGGTAGAAACTGCAGGTATTACATTAGTTAAGTCGATTTCTTTAACCTCGACTCCAGGTGATACTTGAAAACCCATGTTTTTTCCTTTTTTTCAGTTATTGTTGATTGATAAGTTGCATTATAAGATGTAATTCAAATCGGTTAGATTTCTATTTATACTTTACGCTTTTTAGAGATTTTTCCATGTATTCATGTCATTAACCATATCTTCGTATATACTATGACTTCCTTCTAATGGTTTATCATCAATAATACCAACAGGTGTAATATCTTCTTCCATCTGTTTTACTTTGTCTTCATAAAGTAAAGATTTAAGATCAACATCACTTAAGTCACCAAATGCGTCAGAAGATATAAACCATGCAAACATGACTAAGTTCATAACTAGGTCATCATGATTTCCAACGGTTGCTGAGTAGCTTCCTTTACTAATTTCAAATGTGGTTAGCTCATCAATAGTATTAGCATCAACCAAACGTAATTTACTTAGTTCAATAATATCTTTTAGATTCGAACAACCAATACGCTTAACACGTTTATTCATCATTACTCCGATTCCATCTGACTTGATCGATGAAGAAACAAAAGTATTATCGTATTCATATTCGTAATATACATGATTACATACAACTTGGCCGGCATCATTATTCTCTATAATTACTAAAGCGTTATTATACAGCGATGCTATTTTTACAATAATGTCTGGGAATAACATCGGCGAAATTAAATTATTTCGGTATGTACACACTTGATGAAACCCATCATCATCCATTTTAATAACATTAAATGTAGAATAATCCTGACCTCGTCCCTTTGAAACATCAACGGTCATTATATAACGACAATTCTCTATTGGATTCTCATAGAAAAAGACTTCGTTTCTCACAGTTAATGGTGTTTGAGCTTTTAGATTCAAAAGAGTATTAGATGATATAAGTGTATTCGAAGTTCCATGGAATGAATTACCAAACTCTTGTTCAAATTGTAATTCTGATGTATTTGAAATTGTCTGATCTTTCCATTTCTGATCTCGACCAGGAACATCCCACCAATCAAC